CCGCTGACGCTACGACGGAAGCGGGTCAGATGACAACAGAAGTTCATTTCTTGCGCACTGAAGATGTGCAACCAAGAGAGGACGCAATAGAAGTCCCGCAAGCTGAATTTGACGCACAAGAGGAAATCTTCAGACAAGGCATCCAAGAAGCACTCGACAATATCGAACAGTCAAAAGCAAGAAGCATTGACTGGGAGTGGCATTTATACAGGGAGTCACATAAGCCAGTAGCGGGTGATGGTAAATGACGTTTGAATATTTGCGCCAGCTGAACCGCCCAAAGTATGGCTGGGATGTTGAGTGCTATTTGGCAGCAAAAGAGCCACTCAAGACGCACACTATCGCAGATGATGCACTCTCAGGCGGTCTAATGCCAGGACTCACCATACTTGGTGGTGTAGCTTCTACGGGTAAATCTTCGCTTGCTGTGCATATTGCAACTGAAGTAGCACAAGATGGGAAACGCGTAATTTACTTCACGCTTGACGATACGTGGGGCAATATCACCGCACGTTCAATGAGTTGCTGGTCGATGAAGAATCAAGGACGCAAATGCCAAGGTCTCACGGTTGTTCCCTTTGAGTGGTCAACGGTCATTAAAGGTCCAGGCAACGAGTTACAGCTGCCAGAAGGACTTCAAAACCTCTCGGTATATGCGTTCAATGCCCGGCATTCTAATACCGTGCTTGCTGACGCTGCTATCTATGAGGATATGGTTGCACCGAACCTTGCCATTTTGGACAACGTAAGCACTACTACAGGAATTGAAGAGATCGTGCGAACTGTCATGGCAGATGGTGACAAGCCAGACCTTGTCATCGTTGACTACATTCAGCAGTACCAAACAGGCACTCCAGACATTGACAAGCAAGAATACACTCGCGTGTCGCAGGTTGCTACTAACCTTCAAATGCTTGCTTTTGACACGCAGATACCGTTTCTTGTGCTTTCAAGTCTTAAGAAGCTCGATGCAAAAGATGAACCGTCTTTGGACTGGTTCCGTGGCTCTGGAGTTGTGGGTTATGCGTCCTGGGCAGCACTGATACTCACAAAAGGTGAGATTGATACCCCGCAATTCAAAGAGGTAGCACTGCACACAGTTAAGAACAAAGCAGGTAGAACTGGCATTTTAGTACCCGCAAAACTTAAGGGCGCATATTCAACATTTATTCAGAACGGAGGTGTTTCTATTGCCTAAACAGGTCAAATATCTTCTATGCCCATTCACAGGCTCTGAGTGCGCTTCTACGTGTGCCTTGGCTGGAGTTATTGACGATAAGAGAGTTTGCGCCTTAGCGTGTCTCTCAGATAGCGATAAAGCGATATTTAAGCGAAACGCACATGCTCCAAACGTATCGGAGCGAGAACTGGAAAAGATGGCATTGAGAGAGCGAGTTGAGATGACTCGCTCTCTTTATGAGAAAGGAGAGCTGAAGTGAATGGATTCAGGCGCAGCTATGAAGAACTAGATCACTCCCCCTTTACAGCTGAAGAGATTGCAATTATTGAGCGAGAAGTACCGAAGCATGGACCTACATGGTCAGGCTTCAAGCGTCTTATGCCTAACCGCTCAATCACAGACATCAAAGTGTTTGCAAGGAGCAGAGGTATTCAAAGCAAGACAAGTCTCACGCGCTCTCACAGAATTTGGAGCGAGAAAGAAGACGCACTCATTGTTGCAATTTTAGAGACGCTGTCCAAAAAGCTGCAACGTGAGCCACAGATAGTTTGTAACCATGCGTACAGACTATTCGCGCAAAGGGAGAAGTCGAGGGAAGAAGCTTTAGATGATTAAAGCTGAGACATTCTTCCAAACTGTCAAATGCGCATCTGATGAGAACTCACGAGCATTAGCGCAGATTATGAGCATGCAAGAGACTGAGGACGTACGAGCTCAGAGTTATTCTTCTTCCATTGCTCCAGGTTCTAACTCAGATGTGATGAGAAGAGTTGATAAGCGCATTGACATGGAAGAGCGCTTAAACAAGAGACTAGAGAATAACTACAAACTCATCGATATTGCTTGTACTGTTCTTTATGGTGAAGACCAAATGGACCACGGTGGACTCTATAAACTTAAAGGTGATGTTTATGCTGATGCACTTAGCTGGCGTTACCTCCATTGCTTCGGATGGCAGAAGCTTGCAAAGAGAATGGGAATGAGTAAGTCAACAGCACAGAGCCTTGTCAAAGAAGCTCTTGGATATGTTGATGAGCTTGAGTTGCTCAATGATGTTAACTGGTAATTACGGAGTGCGTGTGGTGTTACGAGAAGGACAAGCAGATACGCAATCGGTACCCATTTGTGTGTTACTATGTAGACTAGCGATAGTTAGCAATAAGCGCTTTGGTTCTTTTGAGCCAAGGCTCTTTTTTATTTAGCAAGGTGGTTCCGTGGCAAAAAATGTCCGACAAGGCAACGGCAACGCTAGACGGAAGCTGAGAGCCTGGCTCATGGCCCAAGGATTGTCGTGCGCTATTTGCGGTAAGCCAATCAACTATGCGCTCCCTGCTGGACACCCAGATGCGTTTGAGGTTGATGAAGTTGTTCCAGTATCAAGGTACTGGCTCAGACTTTACAACGCTCAGCGTCATTGCTGGGCAGGACCTTTTGAATCTGGACAAGCGGCTGCGCTTAGCCAGGACAATGTACAAGCTACTCACCGCCACTGCAATAGAGAGAAGAGTAACAAGATTCCTTGCGATGTGAGCCAAGGCAAGATATTCAGAAGCAGGCAATGGTAAAGATGGGGCGGGGTAACCCTCACCCCCTATAAGCAGCGGCTATCTCGGCGGCACAGAGCCATTTTTTCAGACGGGGCAATATAGCTGGCTACGAATGAGAATGCACACGTGAACGAAAGGAGCGTGCATGGCGAACAGTAAGCATGGAGCGACACTCTCGCAAACTGAGATTAACTACATTCTAAAAGCTAAGGACCAGGGCGTTCCAAACAAGGTTATTGCAGATACCATCGGACGTTCCGTGCGTGTAGTTCAGAAGTACTACAGCATGTATCAACAGAAAAACAATGCAGCAAAGACGGCAATGGAGAAGCTTCCTGATAAAGAGACGCTGACTCACACGCTGCCATTCAGAGAACGCAAACAACAGAACACAATCGAGCGTTTGAAAGAGCTCCGCAATCTTCTCAGAGAGCAAATGCTCGTTGCTGATCCACGCAACATTTCTGCAATTTCCAAAGAGTATCGAGCAGCGGTAACTCAAATCGCTGAACTGGAGGGAGCTGATGCAACAGATGTCGTTGAGACAAAGCACGACGACGCAGTCGCACAAGCCCTCAAGTTCGTCGTTGGAGCCTAGGTTTTGCATCTATAGGCCATATACCAAATCGCTTGCACCACTTGTTGTTGCACTTGCCAAAGAGGGCAGCTTTGATTTTGCGCAGTGGCAAATCAAAGCGCTTGATATCCTTGCAGCTGTTGACGCTAGTCTTCAATTCATTCAGCGCATATTTGGTTTATCTGTTCCAAGACAGAATGGCAAGACAACCATTGTTGAGTGGTACGTCATTACGTTAGCGATGATGTTTGGCTACCGTATTCTGTGGACTGCTCACAACTACAACACCACAGTTAAGACACTCGAGGACTTTCGCAATATCTTAGGCACAAAGCCAAACGATGAAGTGCGAGGTATCAAGTACTTCAATGATGCACTTCTAAGAGTCTCATCAAAGACCGCACAGGAAAGCTTCACCTTCAAGCCACAGGCAGAAGGCAAAGGGGAAGGCTTTATTGCTTTTAGTTGCCGTACTAAGACGGCAAACCTTGGCAATACGTTCGACATCATCGTGGTTGACGAGGCACAGGAGCTTTTGCCAGAGCACGTTCAAGCCTTGTTGCCAACTACCTCGAGCGGTCCTAATAAGAACCCGCAATTTATCTATATGGGCACCCCAGGGCGCGCCGGCTCTCCTGCTGATAAGTTTGACAAGATGCGCTCAGATGCCATCAATAACCATGGCGAGATTGAGACTTCCTGGATTGAATACGGACTCGAAGAGGTTGGCGATGTCACAGATGAGGAGCGTTGGTATCAAGCAGCACCCTCACTTGCTGAAGGTATTACTAACATCACGGCACTCAGAGCTCTTAGAACTCAGATGGATAGTTTGCAATTTGCCCAAGAATGCTTGGGCGTATGGCTCACTCCACAGGAACTTGCAGGAGGTGCAGGAGCACCGCTCATTGATAAAGATACATGGCAGAGATGTGCAACGTCTACGCCACCTCAAGGCACACCATCTGCATATGCAGTGAAGTTCTCAGTTGATGGAGTCTACTTCGCTGTATGTGTCGCAATCAAAGACGGCGACACAACACACGTTGAGCTCGTAGACAAGAGGGCCACAATCGGCGGTAAGCAAGCGCTTGCAGAGTTTGTGACTAAGCGCGCTCAAACGGTGCCAGTCATTATTGACGGTAAAGCGGGCGCTGAGTCTCTCTATAGGCGTGTTATAGATTCTGTCCCGGAAGACAACGTGGCAATTCCAGCGGCTGCTGACTTAATCACGGCCAACGTTGATTTTGTCGATGCAGTCAATGAAGGCTCGATTACATGGTTTAAGCCTGATTCCTTAGATGACTCAGAAGAAGATGAGCTGACAAAGGCAGTCACTGAGTCTTATAAGCGCCCAATCGGTCGCACGGGTGGCTGGGGATTTGATGGTGAGAGAGCAGCGGTTGTTGAAGCTGCCACATTAGCTGCGTGGGCAGCAAAACAATATGAAGATGATGAAGATGAAGGCGAGGTGTTCTTCTAGTGGATAGAGGACTTGATGCTTCCATGGCTGCTGCCATTGGTCTATCTGATGAGAATAGAGAGGTTGTCTCTCAACTTGTTGCAGTTTGGCGCAAGCATTACACCAGGAATGTTCTCAGAGACCGTTATTACAACGGTAATGTAAAGGTTAAGGATTTAGGCGTTTCTGTTCTTCCTCAGCTGGCTTCTAAGATTGATGCCAAGATTGATTGGGCGGCAAAGTGTGTCAACTGGTGGGCTGATCGTGTACAGTTCCAGAACTTCAATGCAACTGACACAGCTGTTAAAGAAGAACTGCGTACCATTGCTCGTGAGAATGACTTGGAGAACTTGGTTCGCAAGGTTGTCATGAGTTCACTCAGACATTCAGTTGCGTTCATTAGCGTCACCCAGGGTAACCCAGAGTTTAATGAGCCGGATGTTGTTATCTCTGGCTATCCTGCAACGGCAGCATCTGCCATCTGGTCAGACGCTAAGAAGCGCATTGAAGCTGCTCTTGTAGTTGTTGACGCTGAGTGGAACAAGACACAGTCAATCAAGACTCCAACGCTTGTCTATGTCTTCACAGACGATACGTTCATCACGCTCAGCCTGCTCAATGGTAGATGGTTTGCAACAGAGGAATCACACGCAATGGGTAGGGTTCCCGTTGAGCCCGTGGCATACCATTCAACGCTTGAGCGTCCATTTGGTACATCGCGTATTAGCCGCACGGTTATGAGCCTTGTTGATGATGCACAGCGTGAGATTCTCAACATGAGCGCAACAGCTGCATTTGCTTCTGCTCCACAGAAGTATCTTCTTGGCGCTGATGCAAGCGTTGCTCAGAAGATTGCTGACTCACCTTTTGGTGCGTTTATTGGCTCAACATTCATTGCAACATCAAACAAAAACAAGCAGATTCCGAACTATGGCCAGCTGCCACAGCTCACCATGCAGCCACACAGTGACTATATGAAGCTGCTTGCTTCCATGTTCTCAGATGCAACGAATGTTCCACTCTCCTCGCTTAGCTTCACGTCTGCTAATCCAACTTCAGCGGATGCAATCATTGCTAATCAGGAAGACGCAATTATTGACATCACAAGCTACATTGCTTCTTGCAAGAGGTCTCTCGTCAATGTCTCTGCCATGGCCCTCGCAGTGAAGCATGACTTGGACTTCTACAGCGCTATGCGAGACAACGAAACAACGGCTGTATTCGCTAACCCTGAGACGCCATCTCCAGTCTCAATGTCTGATGCCATTACTAAGCAGGTATCGACTTTCCCATGGCTTGCAAGCTCTGATGTTCCTCTGCGAGCTCTTGGTTATAAGGATGACGTTCTTACAGAACTTCAGGCCGATAGACGCAGATTTGCTTCACAGGAGCTTGTCAAAGCGGCTTCACAGGGTGAGTAGCCATGAACATTAGCAAGAGAGAGATGGACGCATACCACGCAACGCTTACACGCTTGCAAAGTAGAGCACGTTCCAGTCTTGAACGACTCATTCAAGCTGGTCTGAAGATTAAGCCAGACATGGATGACATTGAGTTCATTGAGCTTGTCAACAAGTCGATGATAAGTGTCACACTCACGTATGGTGATGCAGCCGGTTCGATTGCGCTTGATTTCTTCGATAAAACAAGTGGTGAGCACGCGAGTAATACCGACCTCGCAAATGTTCCAATGTTTGTAAACACCAAATACCGTGAGCAGATTGCGGAGTTTGCCGCACACAATGACATTAAGGCTTCAGAGTTCTTGGAGATGTGCGGTAACTTGCTTGAGAGCGAAGTGTTGCAGCAAGCAAACAGGACCACAACAAACGCAGGTTCACGTCATGGACTGAAGTTTGCACGCGTCCCACAAGGCAATGAGTGTGCATTCTGTGCTCGTCTTGCCGCAAACGGCTTCTACTTCACCAAGGAAGGCGCAACCAGACACTATCACGATCACTGTCGTTGCAAGGTTGTGGCTGGTAAGCCTGGAACACAGGTTGGCGGCTATAACCCAAAGGAATATTACGCAAAGTGGCTCGAATACCAAGAGCAACAGAAGCAAAAGCAACAAAATACTGACTCTAATCAATCGCAGTAATCAACCAGCTGCACAGCTGGTTTTTTATTAACGTCCGCACGGACAGAAGGAGGGCATAAGATGCCAGACACTACTGAGCAGGAGCAAGTACAAGAGACAACAGAGGAAGTCGAGCAAGCTGCACAGCCTGATGAGACCGACACTGTCGACTATTGGAAAGCCCAGGCGCGCAAATGGGAGAAGCGTTCCAAGGAGAATTCCAAAGCCACAGAGGAGCTTGCAGAAGCACAGAAACGTGCACAGGAAGCTGAAGATGCAGTAAAGGGCTACAAGACCCGTGAGGAACAAGCCTCAATGAAGAAAAAGATTGCGTCTGAGTTCAATGTGCCAGAAGAGCTTGTTGTGGGTTCCACAGAAGAGGATATGCGCCAGTTTGCAGAAGTACTCGTCAAGCACTTAAAGCCTAAATCAGGAGTAAAAGCTCCACACCCTGGCAAGTTCACTACCGAAGCAGGAGATAACTCCGCAAAGGTTGAACTTGCACGTCAATTATTTGGTAATTAAAGAAAGGATTTACAATGCCAGCAACAAACACTACTAACATTAAGCTCCCTGTTGAGATTGCAAAGGACCTTGTTTCCAAGGTTGCAGACACTTCCGTCATTCAGACTCTGTCTGCTTCTTCTCCAGCAATCTTTGCCAACCGCGCTTCCATCCTGTTCACTCAGGACCCAGAAGCCGAGATTGTCGGCGAGTCCACGCAGCATTCTTCTCAGACTGTCGGTCTGAAGCCAGTCGACCACATCATCAAGAAGCTCTCTGTCACTGTCCGTTTCTCCAATGAGGTTCAGTGGGCAGACGAGGACAGCCAGCTTCAGATTGTTGACGCAATTGTTGACAAGTCTGCTGCTGCTCTTGGCCGTGGTCTTGACTATCTCGTCTTCCACGCTCTCAACCCTGCTACTGGTATGGCTGCTTCTGGTCTGACTGCTCTGACTGCTGGTGCTACCACTGTCACCGCAACCACTGACCCAGCCGCTGACCTCGACGCACTCGCTGATGCAGTTGACCCAGGCTACTCCATCTCTGGTATCGGTCTTTCCAAGGCATACGCTTCCAGCCTGCGCAAGGTTCGTGTCAAGAACACTGGTCTGCGCATGTTCCCTGAGATTCCAATCAACCTCAACACTGGTGTAGTCGATGGCCTTGCAGCTGCAACTTCCAACACCGTCTCCGGTGCTCTTGCTAAGACTGCAACCAAGGTTCTCGCAGTTATGGGTGACTTCAACCTCATCAAGTGGGGCATTGTCCGTGACATCAACATCGAGACCATTGAGACTGGTGATCCAGACGGACTTGGCGACCTCAAGCGCCTTGGCCAGGTAGCTTACCGCGCAGAGGTTGTTTACTCTTACGCAGTAATTGACCCTAAGGGCTTTGCAGTTCTTAAGAGCGCTTAATTATGGCGGGGCAGATTAAGCCCTTCGCAACTCTAAGCGATTTAAAAGCAATGTTTCCAACCCTAGAAGCAACAGATGAAGGGAGGGCAGAGAACCTGCTCTCCCTTATTTCTGCAGCTGTTGGCTCTCTTTGCGATGTTGAGTCTAAGGACCCAGCTGTTCTGAAGCTTGTCGTTTGCCAGGTGGCAATCCGAGTTCTTCAAGCTGGCTCAGAAACACCAATCGGCGTGCAGTCAGAGTCCTGGACTGCGTCCCCTTTTGGTGGTTCAGTATCCTACTCAAACCCAACAGGGGACATTTACTTCACATCGTTTGAGAAGTCACTTCTTGGAGTTGATGAGGGGTACGCAGTATTTGCTAACCCTCTCCCAAAGGAGGACTAATGAAGCCAGCAATGACGCTTTTTGTTAAGGAGCGCACCTCATCTGGTACCGACCGCTTTGGCAACGAGTCATTTACGTATTCAGAGCCAATAAGCGTTCCAGGATGTCTCTTTGCGCCTTTTCAGCCAAAAGACTTAGAAGTGAGTAGACCTGAAGGCGTTGAAGTCACAGCGACTGCTTACTTCCCTCGTGGCTGGGCGGAGCGTCTTAGACGTGCTCAGGTTAGTCCGGATGGGAAGCGTTGGTTCAACGTTGTCGGCGCTCCGGTTGACTTCCCAGAGCAGATGATTCCGAAGGGCTGGAAATGGAGCTGCTTAGTACCGCTTGGAGTTGTTGATGGCTAGGCAGTTCACGGCTTCTAACGCGGGTGGCACAGTCAAGATGATCTATAAAGCCAACAAGCTGACATCAATCTTGACTGGTGCTAAGACGCAGGAAGTCTTACGTAAGAGTGCAGAGAAGATACGAGCTCGTGCCGCTTCAATGTACGGTGCTAAAGACTATGGCGTAAAGGTCACAGTCGGCAAGAATCGTGCTCATGCGGTAGTTCACACAGCAAGCGTACACGCAATTAACTCTAATGCTCTGCATAACACGCTGCAAAAGGCAGCAAGGGGGTAAACATGATATTCAGCTCTATGGAGCACGTCATTAAGTGGGCACATACCACAATCGGTTTGCCATGCTCAACCGAAGTACAGAAGAACACTCCAGACGAGTTCCTTCTCGTTGACCGCACAGGCGGCGAGATGGACTATCCGCATGATTCCCCTGAGTACACCATATCAATATGGACGAGGAGTAGTGCACGCTCTGAGCAGGTTGCTCATGAGTTGGCCATTGCTCTTAAAGTGACCCCGCCAACCGATAGAAACATTAACGCCGTCTTCACGCCAAACGTATTTAGTTATGGCAAGCAGGAAGGCGACTTTGTCGTATGGCAAGTCACATTCTCTATGTCAGTCAATATCAAAGACGAAAGGAATTAACTATGGCAGTTGACGCTTCCAAAGTACTTGTTGGCGCACTAGACCAGGCTACTACTGGCGCTGTCCTGGACGCTCCAGTTGGAACTCCTATCCCAACAGACTTAAACGCTGCTCTTAATGCTGCGTTCAAGGACTCTGGTTATATCTCCAGCGACGGTATCGCTCTATCTACCGATTACTCTACCAAGGACATTACCGAAGCAAACGGCGCTAATGTCCGTCAGCTTCTTGAGAAGTTCGATGGTACAGTCAAGTTCACCGAGCTTGAGATGTCTGAACGTGCAGCGACTCGCGCGTTCGGTAAGGACGCAGTAACCGTTACCGCTGCAACCTCTACTCGTGGCACTCAGATGAAGATTGCAATCGGTGCAAGGCTTCCGGAGGTTCGCGAGTGGGTGTTCAAGCTGAAGGATGGCGCTGTGAAGATGATGATTATCGTTCCTCGTGGCCAGGCTATCCCACCTTCGGAGATGAACTTCCAGTCTGCTGAAGCTGTAACACTTCCAGTCGAGCTGAAGTGCCAGCCAGATGCACAGGGTAACAGTATCTATATCCTTACCGATGATGGAGTAGTGACTCGATAATGCTTAACTTCTCAACCTCTCAGAAGACGCTTGATATTACCGTTGACGGTGCAGAGTGTCATATCCCTCTCCAGTTGACCCTCGCAGACATTGAGCGCGTTGGTATTCTAGACAATGCTGAAGCTTCTAGCATGGAAGCAGTAAAGTGGTTTGTAAGCTTCTTGAAGCCTTATGTTGTTGAGGTTGAGAAGCTTAGTATTGACGATCTATCTTCCATCATGTCTGAGTGGAACAAAATGCGCGTTGGAGCTGGTGAGGTCGAAGCGGGGGAATAGTCTGGCTCTCGCAGGTGATTCTTAAGCACACTGGAGAGCTTGAATATGACCTTATGACCCTCACAAGCTTCACATTAGATGACCTTGGAGAGCGCCTTACTTATAGGGCGCTCTTTTCTTTTATCAATAACTTGCCAAAAACTTCAGCACTTTGGAAGGCAACACATCCCAATGACATTGACTATGCGCTTTGGGAATCGCAAGAGATTGTTCCTCAACTTCTCGCAAGGCTCTCAGACCAGCTAAGCCAGCTGACGTGGATGTATTCCTCTGCTCACACAACCAAGAAGCAGCCTAAGCCTAAGCCACTCACACGCCCTGGCGTTGAGAGCGCCAAAGAGGAGGTCTACGGCAAGGACCCAATCCCAATCAGCCAATTTAATGACTGGTGGGACTCACATTAAATTAGGAGGTGAATATGGCTAACGCAGAAGTGGGTTCTGCATATGTATCTATCATTCCCTCGACTAAAGGCTTTAATGAAGGCGTAGCAACAGCAGCGTTTGACGGTATGAAGACGGCCGCCTTGGGAGTTACCGCGGCAGTTGCAGCAATCGGTGTCACGATGATTGCCATCGGCAAACAGTCACTTGATGCGTATGCAAACTTTGAGCAGCTTTCAGGCGGCGTAGAGAAGATTTTTGGCCAAGCATCGAGCCAAGTAATGGCTAATGCTCAAGCTGCCTATGCCGTTGCTGGCGTCTCAATGAACCAGTATATGGATCAGCTCAATAGCATGGGCGCAGCGCTTAAGCAGTCTTTTGGCGGTGATGTAGTTGCAGCTGCTCGTGCGGGCAACATGGCAATTACAGACATGGCTGACAATGCGTCAATCTTTGGCTCTAATCTCCAAGACATTCAGAACGCCTATCAAGGCTTCGCTAAGCAGAACTACACGATGCTTGACAACTTGAAGCTTGGGTATGGTGGCACAAAGCAAGAGATGGAGCGTCTAATTGCAGACGCTAACGCCTTTGAGAAGGCGCAGGGCCGTGCTGGTGACCTGACGATTGAGAAGTACGGCGACATCGTCCAGGCAATCCATGACATCCAGGAACAGCAAGGCATTATGGGCAATTCTGCTGAAGAAGCAGCAGAGACTATCCAAGGCTCTATTCAGATGATGCAGGCTTCCTGGGAGAACTGGCTCACGGCCATTGCTGACCCAAATGGTGACATTGAGGGCATGTCTGAGAAGCTTCTAAAGTCTATCGGAACGGTTGCAAAGAACCTCATTCCAACAATCGTCCGCATTACTAAAGGACTCTTTAAGGCTTTGCCAGATGTTGCAAAGGGTATCGGCGAAGAACTTGGCAATATGCTTGCTGCTGTTGTCGAAAGCCTAGACTTTAAGGCTATTACGTCTGGTATGTTTTCATCGTTTACCAGCGCGGCCAAGGCAACTGACCTTAAAGACCTTGGAGCAAGCGTTGCAGAGAAGTTGACAGGATCTATTGAGTCTTTCTTGTCTGACAACCAGGTTGCTATCGGTGATTTTATCGATACAACAGGATTTGATGTCTATGCCGTTGCTGATTCTCTTGAGGGACTTATAAGTTCTATTGAAGACTTTGCTAAGGGCATTGGCGATTCCTTCAACAACATTATTGAGAACACAAGTGCTCTTGATGAAGTTAACAGCATCTTTAAGGCAAACATGGAGCAGGTATCGCTGGCTCTTGAGTTCTTCATGGACTTGCTCACGAACATTGTCAACGCGCTTAGTCCATTTGTCGAACCGCTTATGGAGCTTGGTGTTAGCGTGCTGCCTTTGGTTCGTGGTGCGCTTGATGGCTTGAACGGCGTTCTGAGCTTTTTGATTGATACTGTCAACGGTGTCTTCTACGCTCTACAGCCTTTAATCGACCAGATTGCAAAGGACCTCACAGCTTGCATTCAGTCTGTTGCCCCTTTCTTTAAAGATATGGGTGACGATATGTCCAATGCTGGTAGTGACGCAGCTAATTTTGGCGTTACTGTCCGTGAGATTTGTGGCGGTCTTAGGCCAGTTATCGAGGGACTCGCAACAGTTGTTCACAATGGCATGAGCGGTATTGCAGCTGCATTGTCGCTTGGAACAGCCGCATTCCTTGCATGGAAGGACTTCTGTTACTCGATTGGTGACGGCATCAAAAGCAACTTCAACAACATGGTTAGCTTTATCTCTAGCATTCCTGGCAAGATTAGAAGCTTCTTCGCTGGCCTTGTTATCCAGTTACCACATATTAAGCTGCCACACTTCAACATCTCCGGCTCTTTCTCGATTGCCCCACCCTCCGTGCCACATCTGAGCATTGATTGGTACGCTGAAGGCGGCATTCTTACTAAGCCAACGATGTTTGGTATGAACGGGTCACGCCCCATGGTCGGCGGTGAAGCAGGTCCAGAAGCGATTCTTCCAATCGACAACATCAAGGGTTACATGGTTGACGCAATGAATGAGTCTAACCATGAGAGTGCTGTTGTTGCCGAGATTAGAAACATGCGTGAGGACCTTAAAAACATGAAGCTCTATATGGATGCAAGGCTTGTTGGCGGTGTCGTATCTCCTTACGTTGACGCCAACTTGGGTGCTTACAAGGTGGTGGCGAGCCGATGAACCTCGAGATATATGTAGATGGCACACCGCTTTGCGAAACATTCAACATGATCATGACAGATTACGTTGACACGCCGCCTGCGCCCAAGACTATGCAAGTCACAATTCCTGGAGCTGATGGTGTTCTAGACCTCTCTGAATGGTTTGCACACCGTCCACTCTTTGGTAAGCGAACAATCGAGTTTACTTGCTATCCAAATACGGCTCTTGACTGGGTTGAGATTGAGGAGTCTCTTACTAAGCTGCGCAACTTCTTACATGGCAGAGCGTACGACTTCAAGCTGTCCTGGGATGAGGGTTATACATACCACGGACGCTTCGAGGTTGATACTCAGAAGATGTTCATGCAAGGTGTTGCGCTTAAAGTAAAGGTTGCTTGTGAGCCTTACAAGAGCAAGGGTATTGTCGAGTATTTGCTTAATGGTGAGCTTGGCAAGTCTTACGTTGTTGACGGTCCTGCACATGACGCTCTAGCGGTTATTACAACCCAGTCGAGAGCAATCGTAAACATCAATGGTACAAGCTTCTTCCTAAGTCCTGGCGTATGGTCGAGCGATGCCGCACGACTCCACAATGGCAAGAACACAATCACGGTAAACACCACGCCTGACTATGGCACAGCCTTATGGCGTGACTATACAGGTGATAAGTGGAATCGCTTTGACGGGCTCACGCTCAGCTACCTTGCCAGAGCAGGACAGAACAGGCTCAAGAGCCTTAAATGGCAAGCTTACACAGGTAAGACGTGGGAGAGCGTTCGTGGCGCATGGCAAAACAACATGTACGTTGGAGACAACGAGAATCATCCAGGCAATGATGTATCACTCAAGTTCGAGTGGAAGGACATTTAATGAGTACTAAGACAGCAAGGCTGGGACTTACTAAGCCAGATGTGACAGATGATGTCACGCAGACTATTAAGGACTTGGCCAAGAACTTTGACCTGCTGGACGCAATGTTCCCAGTAGGTGCGATTTACCAAAGCACCAAACCAGCCGACCCATCCACGTTTCTTGGCGGCGCATGGCAAGCGCTCAATGGTGTATTCCTGTTAGCACAGTCTCAGAAGTTCCCAGCTGGCTCTACAGGCGGCGAGGATACTCACACGCTAACCATTAACGAGATGCCAAGCCACAGCCACGACACTTCCATGCACTATGGCACGGACAATGGCGGCGGTAGCCAGTGGACTGCGCGCTCGGCTGACACCTACACCAATTACCGCTTCCAAGTTGATGCAGTCGGCGGCGGTCAGCCACATAACAACATGCCACCATATCGTGCGGTCTATATGTGGGAGAGGGTGGCGTAAATGTACATCTTGAAGTATGCAGGTAGTGTGCTTCATGACCCACGTACTAACACTCAAATTTCAGCTGGTACCTTAAAGGAAGAGTCGGGACAGTCCCCGACTCTTTCTCTTACTATCCAGCCAACGCACCCGCTCTGGGATAGCTTCACCCGTGACACGGTAATGCTCCCAAGCAGAGAGGTTGAGTTGCTGGAGTTTGAGACTGGTATTGTTCTTTTCCGTGGTCGTGTCAGAGCAGTCTCCATGGAGTTTGATGGCAGTAAGAAGCTGACGTGTGAGGGTGCGATGGCATACCTCAATGACACCACTGTCAGACCTTACAAGACCTATGACACTGATGAGATTGAGTGCGACATCAACGCTCCTGCTGAAGCTAACAAGCTTTTTGAGTGGTTCATCGAGCAGCATAACGCACACGTTATGAATGCGTGCGAGAAGTTCATAATTGGCGTTAATGCTGGCGCGAATTATGGCAAGCTGCAACGTGGTACAGGCACAGGTCCTGCAACACTCAAAGAGATGCGTGACAAGCTTGAGAAAGCTTGCGGCGGTTGGTTGCGCGTAAGGTATGACGCAACAGGATCTATTATCGACTGGCTTCCAGACACAGGAGCAGCAGAAGCTACTCAGAGAGTAGAGCTTGGCAGCAACCTCCTAGACCTCGACACACAGATAGACGGTAAGGACATCTACACCGCTATTGTTCCAGTCGGTAAGACTGGCAAAGGTAGTGACGAGCACAAAGTCAACGTATCAGCTGAGACTGCTTATGTTCCTTTCGGCTTTGCAATCCAGGGAGATGCAGTTGTCGATATGACAGCTGTTGAGAAGTACGGACTCATCGAAAAGACTATGTCCTACGACTTGGATAAGCCACAAGCACTTGCTGACAAGGCTGTTGCTGACCTTGCTGGAGGTAAGCTTGATGACTCTATCGATGTATCTGCGTTCGACTTGCACAATCTCAATGAACAGACGCTACCAATTGACTTCTTAGACCGTGTATTCGTTAAGAGTGGGCCACATGGTATTGAACGTTACATGATCTGTTCAGGTCGCACAATTAACCTCACTAACCCAACCGCAACTCAGTACAAGCTTGGTGCAATTACCGCAACGCTGACAAAGGGAGCCACGAGCTCACAAGAATCGGCGCAGGAAAGTATTGCAAAGCGTGTTACTTCTCTCTCTAACGCAACTAGGAATATCGCAAAAGACGCAGCAACAACCACTATCAAAGTTGCGGCAGTCGAGGAGAAAGCGGCGGCGGTTGAGAAGAAGGCCGACGCAGCAACAGAGAAGATTGCTGACGTGGCAACCACAGCAACAGCAGCGGCGGAGAAGGTCGAGACCGTTGCGGCTAAAGCTGAGAAGGCAGCGGAGGAAGTGAGCCACGTGGCCACAGACGCAGCAAACGCAAACACAGCAGCAAAGGAGGCAAAGACCATGGCAACGGAAGCGAACAACAAGGCGGCAGAGGTTAAGGCAACGGTTGATAACCTGTCAAATGCCTTCTCGCATGATGCAGGCGGCGCTTATGTTGGTGATAAGACTAAACAGTTTGTATGGGTCAACAAAGATGGCGTCTGGCTCATGGACGGTAAAACCCTCAACGCATCTTTTACAAGTAAAAGGGTAAGTCTTGCAGGGGATAAGTTAATTATTGATGCGGACCAAACTGTGGTCACTAACAGAACGACAGGAAGCTCTGACGTTGTTAAGAAAGGCACCTCGCTTTATTCGGAGAGTATTGGTTTAACAGCGAATGACATTTTGTTTTTACACGGTCAGACTCTCCAGGCACAGATTGCTGGCACAAATATTTTGCTGAACAATCGAGGGCTAGGAATAATGCCCAAAGGCGAAAGTTCATATCAAACAACCTCTATCAACGACCTTGTCCAGCTTCTGAAGTTTGTTCCTTGGACGGATCTAGTCAACAACTCTTCCGTACGTGTTCGCTATTGCGTCCGTGGCGGCGTGATGTATCTTGATTGCTTCTTGACTGGTGGATATCCAACATACACAACCACGACACAGATTCCAGATGTCCTGCTTCCATCGAACGGTGCATATTATTCGCTAGGCACTCAGACCGGCAACAATACCGCCAAGATTTGGCTTGGTGCAGCCGGTGGTGGCGATGGCCACGTGTACATCTATAACTGGTCGAGCGGTTATTGCTCTGGCGTCATTCCTATCATTCCTAAGAGTCTCGAGTAGGAGGTGAGGTCATGAACATTACAGCTGAAATGGTGTCTTTCTTCATCTCCATTGTGGGTGCGTTTTTGGGCGGTCTTGTTGCTATCTCGAACTGGCAGCGTGCCAGTCGAGAAGATAAGGAAAAAGAAGACGCCTGGAAGAGCACTATCATTAACACCCTTACCCGCTTAGAGACACGACAGCAAGTCATGAATGAGCAGCTTGGCAAGTACCAGCAATCACTTTCTGATTTGACCGCAACATTGACCCAGCATACAGCTGAGCTTTCTGTGGTTGGCATTGTCGCACGAAGGGCGGATGAGGTTTCAAAAAAAGCAGCAACAGACCTCGCCGAGGTCAAAACCGACGTGAAGAACCTAGATTCACGCATTACAAGGCTTGAGAAGTAAAGGAGAACCAACATGATTAACTGGAAAGTACGACTACATAACCCTGCATGGTGGCTGGGAATGGTTGGAATTGTTATGAGTCCTGTCCTGGCGTACCTTGGACTGGCTTACTCAGACCTTACCACTTGGAGCAGCCTTGCTGATGTATTCGTTAAGTTCATTAGCAATCCATATCTTATCGGCACTGTGGTAGTTGCCGTCTTGGGTGCTATTGGTGT